TCGTTCACTTGGTGCACAGCCGTCACAAGACACTGACGACATCGAGCCGAGCATAGTGCTTGACATGATAAAAAAATTGAGAGGGTGACACAAAGTGAACATCAACGAAATTCAAAAAAGCATTACCGATGCTATCCAAAACGGAGTTTCCAAGGATGACTTGAAAACTCTTGAAGTCAAGTTTATGGAAGCGTTGGACAAACGGAACAACGACCAAAAAGATGTAGAATCCATGTTCTCCAAGTTTCAAACGGAGATGGAAACAAAGCTTTCTTCCATGCAGTCCGCACAAGCGAAAGCGGTTCACACTGAAACAGCTAAAAAAGAAACTTTTGGCGAGTTTCTCGTAAAAGCACGTGCGCATGATCCAGAGTTGAAAGCTTTCACACGTAAAAACCTTGTCGAGAACACAGGCGATCTTGGTGGTTACCTCGTACCAGAAACTTTTTCAAACGAAGTTCTGCGTGTGCAACTTGAAGAAACAGTGGTGCGCCGTGCAGGTGCTCGTGTGTTGCCGATGACATCCCCTATCCTCAAAATCCCTGCGTTGAACATGTCATCGAATGCATCAGGTTCATTATTCGGCGGAGTCACGGCGTATTGGGGCGGAGAAGGACTTGAAAAAATCGAAAGCAACCCTAAATTCAAGAACGTAACACTTGAAGCTAAAAAACTTATCGGTTACGTCGAGTCGTCCGATGAACTTGTAGACGATGCAATTGTTTCGATGGGTTCACTGCTATCCGATGTGTTCGCACAGTCCATCGCTTTCGAAGAGGACGCAGCGTTTTTAACAGGCAACGGCGTCAACAAACCACTTGGCATCCTTAACGCTCCCGCAACAATCACCGTTGGACGTGTAGGCACAGGTTCTGTTCAAACTTCCGACCTTGTCAACATGTTATCACGTTTCTATCGCCGTGGCGGAACGCCTGTTTGGATTATCAACCAATCCGTTTTGCCTGACATCTACAGACTGAAAGATGAAAACAGCAACTACATTTTGACTCCTGGCTTTACTGGCGGAATCACAGGTGACCTCCCTGGAACGATCTACGGCGTTCCTGTACTCGTCACTGAAAAAGTTCCTGCACGTGGTTCAATCGGAGACGTTTCTCTTGCTGATATGCGCTACTACCTCATCGGCGATCGCCAACGCTTAACGATTATGGAGTCGGAACATGTGAAATTTAAGTTCGACGAAAAAGCATGGCGTTTCGTGCAACGTGTCGACGGGCAACCGTGGATCGACTCCCCTATCACACCACGTGCAGGCGGAGCAACGATCTCCCCATTTGTACAGCTTGGAAACTTTGGAACGTAACATAACTGAAAAGGAGGAGAACAATTCATGAATCGCATCAATGAAAGAATCACATTTACCAACGCCATCAATCCAACGACCGCAGCGACTGTAACGGCATCGTCATCCGAACTTGTTGATATGTCACAATTTACAGAGTACCTCGCCATTGTTGCACAAGGAACAGCAACAACAGCAGGAGTCATCACTGTTACGGTTTGGGAATCCACTGCTCCAACGTGGGCAGGAGCGGTTGCAACGGTCATCACTGCATCGCAAGTTGTGGGCGTATCCACGACCTCGCCACGTTTTATCAACATCAATCTACGTGACTCTCAAATCACAGAAGGTCGTCGCTACTTAGGATTGTACGTGCAAAAAGCCGATACAGCATCGGGCGTTTGCGCTGTTATTGCTCGTGACGGAGACAGGTATTTAGACTAGGTTTTACAGCTTTACGGCATGGATAGCTTGCGCAGGCGACAAGCGTTCCCCCTTGACGTTTCCATGCCGTACACTAAGGGAATCTTGGTAAGGACATTTGTGTCCCCGCCAAAACACAAGAGGGAGTGTTGAAATGTGACAAAAGTTATGATTGGCTTGCCGATACATCGACCCATTGAATTCAAAGTTTTTGAGTCGTTCATTCGCATGACGAATCAGAGGAACGACATCAAACTTGAATTCTCAATGGTATCAAACAGTTTAATCTACGACGCCAGGGAATACGTGGCGGAGCAGTTTATGAAGAGTGACAATGAATATTTAATGTTCATCGACTCTGACATGACGTTTCATCCGCAGAGCTTACAGTTTTTGCTACGGCACGACAAAGAGTTTGTCACTGCAAAAGCGTTCAAGCGTGTACATCCGTATCAACCATGTTTTTATACAAAGGTACTGTATGAAAATGGGTTGCCCAGCTTGGAAGTGCCTACTGGATATGGTGAAGGTTTACTGCCGATTGAAGGTGCGGGGCTAGCGTGCGCACTGATTAAGCGATCCGCTTTTGAAAAGATTGAAAAGCCGTATTTTTTCCCGCTCCCAAACGTTGGGGAAGATTTATCGTTTTGCATCAAGATGAAAGAAGCGGGAGTTAAAATGTATTGCGATACTACGTTGCAATTTGGGCACCTTGCGCAGCAAGAAGTTTTTGAAAAACACTTTGTCGATGCGTTTGCAAAGATGGAGCGGGATAAACAGCAGGATACGGCACAATGAAAATCCTCATCGGTGCTCCTGTGAAGCAGGATGAAACAGTTTTCAAGTACTACCTTGAATCGCTAGCCAATCAACAGCATGATTATGAGGTTGATTATTTTTTTATCCTGCATAATTCGCCAAACTTGAAGCAGTATTTGCATCGGCATCAGTACGAGGAATATTCAAACGGTACATTGTATCAAAAAAACGATACGCATGTATGGAAGAATAATAATCTACGAGACGTTGCGAATATGAAGAATTATTTGCTTAAAAAGACACTTGAAGAGGGTTATGATTACTTTTTTCTCGTCGACTCGGATATAGTGCTACACCCAAAAACACTGTCGCATCTCGTCGCTCAACAAAAGCACATTTGTAGCGAGGTTTTCTGGACTCGTTGGCGTAGCGGTGAAGAGGAAATGCCCAACGCATGGGAGCATGACTATTACAGTTATACCAAGCTAGGCACATGGAACAAATGGAGAAGGAAAGGCTTGTATGAAGTGGGTTACAGTGGAGCATGTATTTTGATACACCGTGATGTCATCGCATCGGGCGTAAACTACTCACCACTGTATAATATATCTTTCTCAAACTGGGAAGATAGAGCTTTCTGCATTAGAGCAGCGGCGCACGGATACAAGATATACATGGATACTCACTATCCTGCTACACATTTGTACAGGGAAGAGGATGTGAAACGTTATGGGCTACGTCGCAAAACACAAGTTTTATTGTGACGAGTCGAAAAAATCGTATGACATCGGAGACGGCTATATCACAATCGACCGTGAAAAGGAAAGACGTTTGTGCAACCTTGGCTTTATTGAATATAGTGAACATGATGCATACGAGGTAAAGGTTATAAAGACGAGGGGGAGAACACATGCTAGACAGCGCCCCGATACCACAGCTAATCACAGTAACTGAAACGGAGCCCGTGTGGCATCCTGTTACAGACGTCGAGTTTAAGCGTTACGCAAGAATCGACGATGCAGTTGATGAAAATCCCGATTTATTGAATCAATTAATTCACGCAGCGACGCAGATTGTAGAATCGTATATGGGTGAGGTGTTCCACCGCAGGACTTTCGTGCAACGACAAACGGGCGGAGTCGAATATATCCCTGCTATGCGCACACCTGTGACAACCGTTTCGTCAATCACGTATGCAGAAAGTTTTGAATCTTCATATGTCACCGTTTCTACTTCTTCATACCGTGTCGGCGGAAACGATTTTTATCACAAAAACGGATATTTCACCGCAGGCAGACCAGCCGATGGCTATGTCATCACGTATACGGCTGGCATGGTAGCAGACGCAACGCCGTCAACGCTATCAACGGATATAAAAACAGCAGTGCTACGAGTAGCGGCGTTTCTCTATGAGAATCGGCAAGAATACGCAACAACGTGGAGCGAACAAGGATTTAGCATAAGCTACGACATCTTGAAGGGTGTTATCGGCAGAATCGTGAATCACTCAGCGTCAGCACGAGGGGTGTTCTGATGCTTACATGTTTGCGAAACACCATCACAATCCAGTCTCTTACCGTCACGCCAAGTGGCGGAGGAACGTTTTCCGAAGCGTGGACAACAACATCGACAGCATGGGCACGTGTTGAAGGCGTTGCGGTGGAGGAAACACGGTTTGACAAGGTGCAACAAGTGGAACAGTATACGATACGCATGCGTAAACAGCCGCTCAGCAACACGCAACGTATTGTCTACCTCGGCAAAGTGCTAGACATCGAATCCGTGCTGGATGAATCTCAATTGTCAAGGATGATGACGGTAAAAGCTAGGTGTGAGATATGATAAAATTCAGCATTCTCAACATAAACGCATTGCGTGAAGAAATGAAACGGCTCAACGAACGCATCCAAGACGAGGTTGACGAAACCATTTTGGCGATGTCACGAGTCGAGATTGAAACAGTAGCAAAACGGAATGTACCTGTTGACTCTGGACGTTTGCGTGCAAGTATCATCACGGTAACGAGAAATACAACCACATTTAACTACACTGACCGTGAAGGCGGCAGCTACGACGGCATGTTGCGGACGGTGCGAGCAAGACAAGGCGAAGTTATCGTCGGTACCAATGTGGAGTATGCGGAGAAGATACACGAGCGCGGTGGTGGCGGTCCAAACTCGGGGCGTAGCAGTGGAGGGCAAAAGAAACCAAAAGGCTACGGTAAGCATTTTCTGAAAAAAGCGTATGATAGAGCCGTTCCACGCATCATTGTAGCAGTGAAGCGCATTAAGGGGGTGCAGTGAATGAGTGCTATGTGGAGCGTACAAAAATCACTGTTCACCGCCATGAGTGCAAACGCTACACTGATGACGAAAATAGGCGGCGCATTGTATGACGAGCCTCCCACAAATTCGGCGTATCCGTACATCACCATCGGCACCATGACGGAGACGAGTGCGAATCGTTTAAGCAAAGACGGTTTCTATGTCACGCTTGAAATGCGCATCTTCACCAAAAACGGCAGAGGTGGTTTCAAGCTAGCAAAGGAAATTATGGAACTCGTGAATCAAACAATAAACTTAAAAAAATTCACCATGGATACTTATACTATGGTGCAATGTTTTTACCGTTACAGCTCCACGGAGCGTGACGAGGACAAAAACATCATCAACGCAAATTATGATGTCATTTGTCACTAACATTTAAGGAGTGATTGAATCATGGCAGGAACTTTTGCATTTGGTGCAATATTCAAAATCGGTGCAACAACTATTTCAGAAATCACAAGCATTTCCGCTCCAAACTTGTCGGCGGAAACGATCGATGTCACTACCCATTCTAGCGCAGACCGTTACCGTGAATTCATCAAAGGAATGCGTGATGGTGGAGAAATCAGCATCGAAGGTAACTATACAACAGCATCAGCGTCCGCTACGATTATTGCGCTAGAAACAAACTCTACGCAAACAGTCACAGTCGATTATCCAACGTCTCCATCGGTTACACGGTTCACCGCCACAGTGTTGACGACTGGATTCACAATGGAAGCCCCTGTTGATGGAACGATCCCATTCAGCGCAACTTTCAAAGTGACTGGGCGACCTACTTTAGGGCAAATTTAGTAAAACATTTTCAAGGGGGAGCATTATATTATGACAAGGGACATAATCAACTTAGACAAACCACGCAAGCTTTTGTACGACTTAAACGCAATGCAGGCATACGAGAAAGTCACTGGGAAATCAGCTTTCGATCCGATTGAAAAAGTCGACGCTACTGTTTTAGGAGCGATGCTGTGGGCGTGTCTAATCCACGAGGATGACGCAATCACACTGAAAGAAGTTGGAAAACTTGTTACAATGAAAAACTTGAATTATGTAGCAAGCAAGCTCAACAAAGTTATTGAGGAATCTATAAAAACCGATGATGAAGAGTCGGGCGAATCCTCAAAAAACTGAAACCGCCGCGCATCATCGAATTGTGGGCAAACGCCGTCACAGCGTTCGGACTCGCACCACGTGATGCGTGGCGTTTAACATTAAAAGAGTATCACTATTTAAGCAAATCACATGAAGCAGGGGCGAAACGGGAACACTATCGTTTTGCCCTTGTGTGTAGCGTGATAGCAAATGCCCATCGCAGCAAGGGCAAACCGTTTAAGCCCGATGACTTTATGCCACGAGAGAGACGGAAGAAACAGACATGGCAAGAGCAGCTACAAGTTTTGCAACAGTTTGTGGCATCTTATGGAGAAGAGAAAAGTGGTGGTGACGAAACATGATACAAGAATTATTTGTGAAGATATCGTCTGACTTCAAAGAGTTAAACAAGGGTTTCAGCGAGGCGTTTCAAAACGCAAAGACTTTCAGTAGCAAAATGGAAGGCTTGACATCGCTAGGCGACAGCATGAAAAACTTTGGAGCGTCGATGAGTGGGTTTGTCACGCTGCCTCTTGCGCTTGCAGGAGGAGCAGCGATAAAGTTAGCTAGCGATATGGTTGAAACGACAAATAAAGTAGGCGTTGCATTTGGACAATCCGCCGATGATGTGATGGAATGGTCAAAAACATCCATCACGTCGATGGGTTTAGCGCAACAGTCAGCACTCGATGCAGCTGCTTTATTCGGCGACATGGGTACCGCAATGGGCATAGCAAGGAACGACGCAGCAGACATGTCGATGTCTCTTACACAGCTTGGGGCGGATCTAGCATCATATAAAAACGTCGGAATCCAACAAGCAATGGATGCGTTGCGTGGCGTGTTCACAGGAGAAACGGACTCACTGACTCAGCTCGGTTACGTGATGACCGAAACGAACTTGAAAGCTTTTGCGATGAGTAAGGGTATCACCAAAAATGTGGAGGACATGACGCAGGCGGAAAAAGTAAACTTGCGCTATGCATTTATATTAAATGCCACAAAAGATGCACAAGGGGACTTTGCACGAAACAATCAAGAGGCCGCGGCACAGATGCGGATGTTCGGGGAACTGATGAAACAGCTCGGCGTTTCAATTGGAACAATCATTCTACCCATTTTCAACGAGTTTGCGAAAAAAGCAAATAACGTGTTACTGGAGTTTGCCAATTTATCAGAGGGGACGAAAAAAGTCATCATCGGTGTAGGAGCGTTTGCGCTTGCGCTTGGGCCAGTGATTTTAGGAATCGGAGCAGTTTTAGCGGCGTTGCCACTGATGACATCGGGATTAATGATGGTCATCCCTGCTGTAAAAGCCCTCGGCGTTGCGTTGCGGTTTCTAGCGTTGAATCCCATCGGTTTAGTTATCAGCGCAATCGGTGGATTGGTGCTAGCAGGGATATACCTGTATAAAAACTGGGATACAGCTAGAATAAGAATGGAGAAAATTGCAGTTTCAATTGGCTACCGCATGGAGGCAGCGTTCTCGCAAGCTAAAATAATTGTGCTTTCTTCCATTGATAAAATTTTGCAAGGACTTGGCAAATTCGTATCATTTATTCCTGTTGTTGGTGATAAAATTGAATCAGCACGAGCGGCGATATCCTCAATGATTGATGAGGAAACAGTAAAAAAACAATCGTCGCTACTCAAAAACAAGATTGAGCAAAACGTGCTAAACTATAAATTGCTACGAGCGGAAACTGAAAAAGCAAAAAAAGAAGCAGAAGCACTCGCTGCCCAAACAACAGCCTCAACGGATGCAAACGCAAAGTATAACGATGGTATGAAGCAACTTTTGGACTCCATTGCAAAAAGCACAACGACAAAAAAGGAAGCAACAAAAGCAGAAGGAGCAGGAAAAAAAGCAATCGACGCAACAACGGAATCACTGAAAAAAGCTAAAGAGGCAGAGAATGGGCGTGCCAAGGAGCAGTACGAAAACACGGTTTCACAGCTTGACAAACTCGGCGCGGCGATAACGGAAGCACTGAAAAAACGTTACGCAGCGCAGGAAAAAATAGAACTTTCGGCGTGGGAAAATAGAAAGAAAAAAGATAAGGCAGGATTAGAGGAATCATTCTCTGCTTATAAAAAAGCGTATGATAATGATGTAAAACTATTAAAGGATAAGCACAAAAGCGAATTAAAATCGTTCAACGATGCGCAAAGTAAAAAGCTTGCAATTATCAACGCCGAAACACTTCAAGAATTGGAAAAAGTGCAAAAGCAAATCGATGATATCCAGAATCTCACCAAAACAGAAGAAAAGCAGTTAGAAGAGCAGGCGTATAATACACGCATTGCAGAATTGCAAAAGGAAGTCCTCGCCGCTAAATCAGCGGACGAGCGTCTGAAAGCGCAAGCTAAACTCGATGAAGAAATGCAAAAGCGTCAACGAGAGTTACTTTTAGAATCAAGAAAAATAGAGATTGAATCGTTGGAAAAACGTATGAATGATATACGGATTGACGGTGAAAAAAGGAAGGAACAGCACGAGTTTGATACAGCCACTGCATTGACAGCTTTAGAAACTCGGTTGGAAAACGAGCGCGTCGCTAGTGAAGAATCCTACACGCAAAAAGAAGAGGAGTATCAAAGAAATCTTCAGCAACTAGACGGATACATCGAAGATGAGGTCTCAAAGGTTAGGTCAAAATTCGAAACTCTAACAAGCGATGAAAAGCTGTTTGAGGAGTCACGGCGACTTGCGCTAAAGGAGAATCAGGACGAACTGATTAAATTGCTCACCGATTATAATCCGAAGTGGCAGGATGCAGGGCAAAGTTTCGGGCAGAGCATGCTAAACGGGTTGAATTCGATGAAGTCGAGCATACAGCAAACCGTAAACGAGATATTGGGAATGGTTGGCAAGATTGAAAACGAAAAACGCTATTTGCAGGGATTAATTGAACAAGGGAAACAAACGGGAAATACGGGTTTGGTGAATTGGGCGAAACAGCAGGGCAGTTTATTAGGCGTGCCGTTTCTAGCAGACGGCGGGATCATCACGTCGCCAACGCTAGCAATGGTTGGTGAGGCGGGAACGGAAGCGGTTATTCCGCT